TTCGTTAATTTTGTTCCTCACCCGAGGTTCTAAAATCCCGTCGCCAGCGACACTGGCAAAGTAATAATGTTGCAAACTTTAAAACAAGTGTTTAAGTCTCTAATCCGACTTAAAAAGACTCACCACCTTAGTGGGAGCATTTCTGGGGAAGAGGTCTATTGCTTCCCTATTTCTCGCTCTTCCGATCGAGGATGAACCGCGAATTATAGTCCCGTATTCGCGCGCCAAGTTATCTCGGATCTGGCCCGAGACGATGTGTGAGCAATGTAGTAAGTGCTTAGTAAGCGGTAGACCCATAGGGTAACCGTTCTCCATGATAAAATCAAGCTTCTTGAAATCATGTTGTTTGTTGGGATCGTCCCTAACAAGGAATGACCTTCCAGTTATATGGAGAGGGTGTGAAGTTGCGAACAAGCATACGTCTGCATAGGCTTCAGGGAAGCCTATTTTCTCGAACAATACAGTCAAGAGTGTTATCCCGATGTCNTTCAATAAGAAATCAGATGCTTGCGTCCAATCGGATGCGATAGAGGTGATAATTTCTTTCAACCTTCCGTCCGGGCAGTAAGCCCATGCTGCCTCGATAGAGTCTCCTTCGATTCTTCGCATCCACGCCCAAGCGTGGGAGCCGCCCCGAAAGCCTTGATAGTGCTCGGGAAACTTTGACAGAATATCTGCCAATATCTTGCTCGCTGGTAGCAAGACCCAACCAAGAATCGAATCCAATTTGGTTAATATCCTGAGCTTTCCTGGCTCATTGATTCCGACGATTTTTGCGTCGAAAACATCCCAACTACGTCCGAATGTTTGCCTCTCTTCCATAATGGAGAGGAGGATTTCATATGAGATCCAAAAGAGTTCTTTCTTCCAAGTACTCTGTTCATCACTGACTTCAAAAGTCTGGGTTTGCTTTCCGCTACGTAAATCGTAGACAGGAATTCTCCACTCTTCCTTCTTTGCAAGGTTAAGTAACAACCGGGCGTCTTCAGGTTTGCCGCCGCTTTTGCGAGTTTGTTTTGCACTCGCTGTAGGTTGGAGAATCAGGTCCAACGCGTTCAACCATGAATTGTCATCATAGGTACTCTGCTCTTCGAGGAGCATGCTAAAATCATTTTCATACATGATTCCGTCAACAGGTTCAAGGGCCTGGTCAAGTGCTGTAGCAATCAGCAAAATGTCCTCATCAGGGACTTCGTCAGTAAGGGTTTCGACCTCGCTGCAGTATTCGTTAAGTTGTGCCCTAGCGATTGAGTCGGGAAGATGTCCCAAGCTTCTAGTCTGCGTCAAGAATTGGCAGCGATAAATCCACGCTAAGGTGGAACAGTAGTCGATGTCTTTGTCGATTTTCATTTTTCCGATAAAAATATCGAATTCTTCGATGGCGTCTGTCCAAAGAAAAGTTAGAGCAGCTGATCTGAAGCTGGTTTCCATCCATCCGGTCCTATCGCGGGTGTCGGGAGCTAAAAACTCCTGTTTAACCAATTTGTAGAAAGGTTTCATTTCGAGAAAACACATTTGCTCGTTTACTGCCGGCGTTAGATAATCGTCGACCAATTCTTTGAACAGCGCAGCTGTCATTTGAGCAAACCCGTCATAGTCCGGGCAGAATTCAGGAAATGCGAACATTTTCTTGATTAGTAGGCCGTCGATTGTCAAGAGGGCTTGTTTTAGGGCATTTCTGGTGAATATCCTGCTTCGCGAAAAGGATTCGCGGATTTTGTTGATAATCTTGTTATTAACATACTTCGAAAACCAGTATAGTTGTCGGAAAGCTCCAGTCCAATTGGAAGCGTCTACGTCGGCCCAGCCGCGTATGTTAATGGTGTCTCTTAGTGTCGCACCGTAACGCTCATCAAAGATTGAGCGCGCGTCAGGGTTCCAGGTGACCTCTGAAAATTCTATGTCGGTTGAGACATAGGGATTCATATCCTTAGCTAGACTAGGGAGGACTTGGAGAAAGCAGATCGGCGTCTTTCTTTCGAAGCCCGGGTGGTTCCGGGGGATTAGCTGGGGGTTCCTGTAGGTTCCTTTTCGCGTATACATGCAGCAGTCGCTGTTACATATAACACCTTCTTTGGTTGTTTTTCCGTGGTGGACTTCCACGGGGTCATCGTATAAGGGAACGATTGTTGTCGACAATGGGATTGTCGAAGTGCTAACCACGTAGAGTGGCTTTTTCTTTGGATCGCTTTTTTGTCCAAAAGTGGTGCCTTTGCTGAAGGCAGAAAATTCAGATGCTATGTCTGAGTAATACGAACTATCGCTGTAGGTGTCAAATGACATTGTGTGGTGAATTTAAACAGGGTTTCCTGATAAAAAT